GATTGGCAGGTACATCATTATTGCCAATTATAACCTCTGAAAACGCTGGTGCATCACTAGACCCGTCTAATACTATAACTCCGCTATCAGTAAAAACTTTTGGCACTGCAGCAGATAAATTTTCTAATTCTAAATCTGTAGTGGCGCTTAATGAATCAATGTAAATAGATTGTGTGTTAGATGCTTCAGTAATTACACCCGAATCTATTTTAAAAGTATTGTAAGCACCATTTGCATTATAACCGGAAATGTTATTAACAAAAAGATTTTCGAGATATACATTTGTTGCAGTTACGGAATTAGAAATGCTAAGTTTTGATGCAGTTAATGTATCATTAATATTAATATTATTTCCCGAAATAGGTAAGAAAGGAAGATTGCCAAAATCTATTAAATAAAGACCGTTAGGTGTTTTTATAGTAAAATAATCACCTGGCGCAACTTCTGGTATTTCAGGCAAATCTGCTAAATTGACAAAATTAGAGGTGTTTGACATTTCAAATATTTAATATAATATATCAAAGATGAAAGGAAAAATTGGCATAGGTGTCATTACTTGTGACAGACCAGAAATGCTGAAAAGGTGTATTTCAACTATTGATAGTAAATGGTACGATAAACTCGTGATTGTTAACGACGGCAATGTAAAAATAGAAACAAAAAAATATGAAATTATTAATAATGAGGTTAATTTAGGCGTAGGTAAGTCTAAGAATATTGCTCTTAAAAACCTCATGGAGTCTGATTGCGAGCATCTGTTTCTTGTTGAAGATGATGTTATTTTTAAGGATAATGCATTTAATGCTTATATTGAAGCAAGTCGTGCAACCAGGGTTAAGCATTTTAATTATTGTCTTCATGGACAGGATAATAAACTTGGTAATAACCCGAACCCGAGAAAAATTATAGATATAAGAGGTGTAAAAGTAGCTCTTTATTTTAATGTTTATGGGGCTGTGAGTTATTATCACCGCTCAGTTATTGAAGATGTTGGTTATATTGATGAGGAATATATTAATGCTATGGAACATGTTGACCATACAATGCATTTAATAAAGAAAAAATACCACCCACCTTTTCGATGGTTTATAGACCTAGAGAATAGTAATAATTATATCCAAGATCAAGACTACAACCACAATCAATCTAAAATTAGATCTGGTAATTGGATTGCTAATTTTCGTAAGGGCGTAGAAAGATTTAAAGAAAAATATAATATTGATGTTACTAACCCCATGCAGCCATATGATGATATTGATGCTGTTTTAAAGTATTTTAAATCGCTGTGAAAATTGGTGTAGGAATAACAACGTTTAATTCAGAGGAAGTTTATTCCAATCTTTATGAATCTCTACCAAGAGATAAAATAGATGTCCTTGTTACTGTAAACGGTGGCAAAGAATATAAAAACAAATACACAGATAGTCATTGGATTCAGCATTCACAAAATTATTACCCATCTACATGTAGAAATGATTGTTTAAGATTTATGCACGAAAGAGATGTTGATTATTTTGTTACTATAGAGGATGATATGGTAATAAAAGACAAATCTATTTTTGAAAAATATATTGAAGCTGCAAATATATCAAAGATAGGTTATTTTTGTTTTGTGAGCACATCTTGGGGATCTGGTACCCCCGAAAACAGAACACCTAAAATTGAACTTCAATATAGTAAAGATGTTTCAATTTGCTTATATCCTAATATGTGTAATGAATTTACTTTTAAAACAAAAAAATGTTTCGAGGAAACTGGTCTTTATAATAATAATTTTAGATTTCTTTTCGATGTTGAAAATGTATATAGAATTTCAAAAACAATTCATATGCCAGGATTTTGGTGGTTTCCAGATTTAAAAAATTCTGATAAACTAATAATGAACAACCCTAATTCACAAACACGTATAAATGCAGGCGGTGAAAGGGACAAGAAGTTAGGGCCTGAGTATGAGTTGTTTAACAAAATTCATTCTATAAATATCCCAAATATTCCACATAAAACAAAAGAAGATATAATTAATCAAATTAAAAAATGAAGATTGCTATAGGTATAAATGCATATAAACCTTACGACCAATTATTAAAAAGAGAGTTATTTTGTGTTGAGAGTTTAAGAAAGCTAAAGAAGAAATTTTCTAATATAGATTTGTATCTTATTACTTTTGAAGAAGATAATATTTACTATAAAGATTTTAAGACAATTAACAAGTTAAAGAAAAAATCTAATAAACTTATTAAAGAATATTTTTGCCAAGATTGGCTATCAAAAGAATACAACTCAAGAAAAAAAGACATAGATGAAAATAAAAGAGAAATGCCTATAGTAAATGAAATATTTGATGTTATGTCAGATTTAGACAGTGATTATTTCTTATTTACAAATAGTGATATTATAATTTCTGATAGATTTATAAAACAAATTACTGATGAATATGAATGTTACCCCGCTAGTAGAGCCTGTATACGTGATATAGACTCTTTTACTGATACACCTGTAGTTGATTGCTATGCAGTCCATGGATTTGATGCATATGCTATTAAAAATACTGTATGGAAAAAAGTATCAAATAAATTAAAACCATTTATATTGGGTCACAATTATTGGGATACATATTTTTTTACAATGTTAAATTGCTTATGTAAGTGTAAGAATTTAAATAAGTTACCTTTCGTTTGCTATCATTTACCGCATGGTGGTTGTTCGAGTGATAAAAAATTTATTGAAAATATTTATGCTGAAGATGTATTTACACGAGACCCTATAGTTAATAAAATTTGGTGGCCATATGTGTATAATGTCTTGGAAAGACGACCCACTGTTAATGGCTGCAAATGGTACCAACCGTTTGATAACGAGCTTGAATTAGAGCAAATTTACTTTAAAATAAGATAATGAAAATAAAAGCTTATACACTCTTTACGCCATCTCATGAGAAGCTTTTAAAAAGTTGTTTATTAGAATCATTTATATACTCACCAAAAATTGATTTGACTATTATTAATAAACCTCAACTTTGTAAAACTGCAGAATTTGGTACAGACGGTTGGCATGCTACTATGAAATATAAAGCAGATTGTTTTTATGAAAATTTAAAAAGAGTAAATGATGATGAAATTTTTATGTTTATTGATCCCGATATAGTTGTTTATAGAGATTTTTGCGATGATATTATTCAAAAAATGGAAAATATGGATGCTCTTTTCCAGAATGATGGCCCGGGCGGTATTAATACAGGTTTTTTTGCAGTTAAAAATAATAAAAAAACACGCGCATTTTTTAATACAGTTAGAGGAAATTTAGAGCATTTTGAGGAAGAACAGAGAACAGCTAACTTTCTTCTTAGAAATTTACATGCATACCCCGCTATTCAAATTAATTGGGGATTGTTACCCTGGGAGTATTGGACTTACGGTCAAATTGCTGGTATGCCGGACGGAAAAGGTAGTCTGAAAGGACATTGGGACGGCGTTGATAAAACATTTAATATACCTAAAAATATTTTTGTACATCACGGTAATTGGACTAGAACCTTTAATGATAAATATAGAATCTTAGATGTTGTAAGAGAAAAAGTGCATGGTAGTTAATTTTAAAAACCTTCGCGTTCCTGCAACATACCCCACATACCCGCCATATCATAAAGGGGATTATCTGGAAGAATATTTTTATAAATTTTATAAAGAAAATAAAAAGGAATTTGATAATACTGGTTATACTTATATTCCGATATTCTGGACTAACGTTTATATAACTGGTAAGAATACTGATCTTCTTCAACCATACTTGGATGCATTACCTAGAGATATAAAATATTTCACAGTCTCGCAACACGATGATGCTGTATCACAAAGGCTACCACCAGATACTATAAGCTTTGAAGCAGGGGGAAACAGTTTTGAGGCGGGCGGTAAGAGCGGTGGTGTGCCTATACCATTAATTTGTTCGCCTATAGATACAGCTCTAATAAAAGAGACAAAGAAAGATATCTTCTGTTCGTATGTCGGATCAATTTCAAATCAAGCACACTGCCGAGTAGCGTTATATAAGATGTATATGAATGATAAGGAGTTTTATTTTTCTGAGCCTCGATATTGGACACCCACTGTACCTGAAGATAAGTTTAAAGAGTTTATTGATATTACTCAGCGTTCTATTTTTAGCTTATGCCCCAAAGGCTATGGCAAGCAAAGCTTTAGATTGTATGAGGTAATTCAGCTTAATTCTATACCTGTATTTGTTTACGCTTCACGATGGCTTCCGTTTGAAAAATTTATTGATTGGAATAAATTTTGTGTAGTTATGCATGAAAGCGAAATACCTAGTTTAAAGACAAAACTTAAATCTTACAATGAAGAACAAATTAATAATATGTTGACTTATGGTAAAAGTGTTTATAATGAATACTTCACTATGCATGGGTTTTCAAAAAATATATTAAGATACTTAAATGAAGTCTAAATTGCCACTTTTTTACTATCAACCTAACCAAGTGCCTTATCTCGAGAAAAGCCTAGAGCTTAATAAAAAAATATTTGCAAATATACTTGTTTTAAAAAATCCGCAACATCAAACGTTTGATAGTGTTTATAAGCATATGTGTTTTAATCATGAAGAATTTGAAAGATTATGCTTTAGAAGATTTTTTGTTATGCTTGATTATGTAAAAGAAAATAATATCGATAAATTTTTATACTGTGATTCTGATGCTATTTATCTCAAGCAATTAGATTTTGAAAGTTTGTTGGGCGAGCAAAAATCTTTACTTTGTAGACCTAAGGAACAGGCGCAGTTTGAGGATGTTGTAGGGGCACATTTTTCAATATGGACAAAAGAAGGTTTAGAGAGTTTTTGTAATTTTGTTATCGATACGTATACAAAAAATATTAAACTTCTTGAACCAAAGTGGCAATGGCATGTCAGTACATCTACCGGTGGTGGTATATGTGATATGACCTTACTCTTCCATTGGTATAAAGAAAAGAGAAGTCTTCTTGAATATTACAATGGTGGTACTTTTGATCGCACAATAGGTATTTCTGATAATTATATTAAAAATGAATTTCAGAGAAAAAATAATATTAAGCAACTAAAAAAGAAAGAGAATGGCATTTTTGGAATAAACAAAGATAATGAAGAGATAGAATTCTATGGATTGCACTTTCAAGGCGATAATAAAAGATTAATGAGTCTATTATAAATGAAGAAGATATTTCTTACAATGCCGCATTATAGCGGTGAAAGATTAAACCTCTACAAAACATATGTAGAGCCGAGAAATAAAAAATTCTGCGAAATTCACGGCTATAAGTATGTTGCAACATCTCCTGATAAGCTTACTGTATTTCAATTGTTTGATGGTATAGCACCAAGAGATAATTTTATGTTTTTTCGGTGGAAAGTTATTGATGATGCAATTCAAACAGGAGCATTAAAGGACGGTGACATTGTAACGCAATTTGATTGTGATGTATATATTGCACAATTAAAATATAATTTTGAAACCAAGAAAAGCTTTACATACGCTATTGATTCAGGTAATACACATTGTTTAGGAATTTTTTCACTAAAAATAAATGAGTTTAGTAAAAAGTTAATCAAAGCGTTTATAAGCCAAGAAAGGTATAAAGCTTGCAGTACATATCAATTGTTTACAGAGAACGGAAATACTAATTGCTATTATTATGCAAACGATCAGCACGCTTACTATCACATGGCAGGTATAAAGCCGCACAGCTGGAAATCTTTTCTAGAATTGCCCAACTATGGGTTTCATTCTCTTAAAACACCAAATACACTATTTAGTGTACAAGAATTACTCGATAATGTAGAGGTTTTAGGGCCTGAATGGAATACAACACACTTAATTGAAGAAACGGGTGATCATGGCAACCCAAATACATACGATATTGTGCGCACAACAAAAGATCAAGTTATATATAGACATTTTGCAGGCGGGCAAAACTGGTTATTTAAAGAATGGGCGGAGTATAGTAAGAAATACGATTTATGAAAATAGATCACATTTACGTTGTGCATTATAAGAAGTTAACGGATAGAAAAAAATATTTAGAAGAAACCCTACCCAAATTTGGCATACCTTTTGAGTTTAGATCATTGTATGATAGAAGTTCGCCGGAACTTTTTGATAGTAAATATTTTGATCCTTCCGAAAAAAATTTAAAAGTTCGTAATAGTGTTGTACATAAAACAAACAAACCTTGTAATATTGGACAGGCGGTTTTATGTGATACAGATAGATGGTTAGGTTATAGGGCTAATGCATTAGAGCATTACAAGATTTTTGAACACGTTGCTTTAAATACAAATTACCAAAACGTTTTAATACTAGAAGATGATGTGCAGTTTCCACCCCACTTTTCTTCTGTTCTAGAACATATTTTAAAAGTTCTTCCTCCTGATTATGATGTATGTTATATTGGAAATGGTTGCAACTTACAATTACCTTATCATACAGATAGCATAGTTGGTCTTCATCCACAATTTCATAGTAGATGCACAGATTCCTATATAATAACTAAAAGCTCTGCTGAAAAATTTACTAAAACAATCTTACCATTTTTTGGTGCTGCAGATTGGGACTTAAACTATGTACAGGCATTACATGATCTTAAAGTTTATTGGTCTACTGTACCAGCAGTATTGCAGGGTTCGCAAAATGGTGTATATACCAGTTCATTTTAATTTTGAGTTGATTTATAAGAAAAAACTGTTAATAATTATATGATAGAGCTTATAGATTTTGTTGAAGATATAAAAATTTTTAATTATAAAGGATTAAGAACATCGCAAAAAGCTGGGGTCGAAAAAGCATTTGATGTGCTTGCAAAAGAAACAGAGAAAAATCCATTCAAAAGAATTATTGAAATAGGTACTGATTACGGTGGTCTTACAAATCTTATTGCTGATCATCCTGTATCTGCAAATGTAAAGAAATTATTTACTTTCGATATAAACCCAACAAGATTTATTTCATATAATTCAAAGATAAATTTTATTAATATAGATGTTTTTCAAATAGAAAAAGAAATTGGTGATTTAATTCAAAAACCTGGACGCACATTATTTATATGTGATGGAGGCAACAAGAAGCACGAGTTTCAAACTTTTCAAAAATATTTAAAAAAAGACGACGTAATTATGGCGCATGATTATGCCCCAAACAAACAAGTTTTTCTCGAAAAATATCTAAATAAAATCTGGACATCGCATGAGTTTGAAGATAGTTATGCAGATTTTGTAACGCTTGAACCCTATTTACAGGATGTGTTTGCAAATTATGTTTGGTGTATTAGAATAAAAAAAGATTAATATGAAGCAAAAAACTGCGTTAGTATGTGGTGCAGGTGGATTTATAGGTACTCATCTCGTAAAGAGGTTGAAAAAAGAAGGATATTGGGTAAGAGGTGTGGATATTAAAAAACCTGAATTTTGTGATACAGATGCAGATGATTTTAATTTATATGATTTGAGAAATGAAGAGCTAGTCCGCAAATCTATAATGGTTGACTCTTCACCAGTTAATGAAATTTATCAATTAGCAGCTGACATGGGTGGGGCAGGTTACATTTTTACAGGTGAAAATGATGCGAATGTAATGCATAATTCTGCATCAATTAATTTGCATATCGCAGCAGCATCAAAAGATTTTGGCGTAAGCAAAATCTTCTATAGCAGCAGCGCCTGTATGTATCCCGGTCACAATCAACTTGATCCCGATAACCCTAATTGCGAGGAAAGCTCTGCGTACCCCGCCAACCCTGATAGCGAGTATGGGTGGGAAAAACTTTTCAGCGAGAGATTATATTTTGCTTTTAATCGTAATTATAATTTAAATGTACGAGTTGCTAGATTTCACAATATTTTCGGACCTTTTGGTGCTTGGAATACGATTAAAGCAAAAGCACCAGCAGCAATATGTAGAAAAGTTGCGTACGCAAAAGATGGTGATGAAATTGAAATTTGGGGCGATGGCCATCAAACAAGGAGCTTTTTATATGTAGATGAATGTGTTGAGGGTATCTTAAGACTTATGGATTCCGATTTTATCGGTCCTGTTAATATTGGTTCAGATGAAATGGTAACTATTGATCAGCTAGTAGACATGGCTGCAAATATTGCAGGTAAGAGAATTGTTAAAAAACATATAGAAGGACCTACAGGAGTAAGAGGAAGAAATTCTGATAATAGACTTATATTAGAAAAATTAGGCTGGAAGCCTTCTGAACCATTAAAGTTTGGTTTGGAAAAAACATATAGATGGATCGAAGAGCAAGTTCGTATATAATAACAGAATGATTATTGAGCAAAAACTTTACGACGGTACCCTCCTACATTCACGCTTTGCATATAAATTTTTTAGAGATAAGACTTTACCTATAGGTAATATAATTGCATTTCGCGCACCTATGGTTGTTGAAACAGAGGGAATGATAGATTCGGAAGACGTTTTAAGCGGAGAGTTCATCTATAGTGATGATGCAATTAATTTCTTATGGGAAATACCTAATTTAGACGCGTTTGGAGCTGTTTCTTATCAAAGATTACTAAACACACAAATTGCAAATATACTTTCAACACATTATATTAATGCACCTATTGAGATGAGAGGCGACGATATGATTGTGCATAAAGAACATAATCAAGGAGGTGTTGTACAGCAACATGGTAAATGCAGCGTTAGTATTACATATACAAAGAATAATGTAGCTCTTGGACATACTGGAATTAATGTAAGTGCAGGTAAGAAAGCGCCAGCTTTTGCATTCTCAACAAATCTAACTGATCAGCAAGCAACCGATTTTATGAAAGATGTTATTACGCTATTTTATAACTTAAATGATGATATTTTTATCGCAACAACTAAAGTAATCAGTTAATGGAAACTATTTTTGATTTTTTAAATTGTATTTTATATACAAAGCAAAAAAAAAGTTTAAATTGTGAGAATAGCAATACATACTCTCCCTTTATGATTAATAGGTGGTGCAGTTTTTACTCTAATAATATTAATAATATAATAAATTTAACCACAAATAAATTTACTAATTTCACTAAAGAAGAGCATTTTAAATTTTTAAAAAATTTTTTGCCTAAAGTACCTTTTCGTAAAATATCTTATGTAAAGAAGAAAGTTCAAGATGATGAGCAAAACCCTAATTTAGAAATGTTAGCGAAAAACCTTGAAATTTCAAAACGCGAGATAAATCATTATATCCTATGTCAAAAGTATCTGTAGACGTTCTCGGACCGGTACCAAAAAGCTTGATTGATTTTTCTGAGCTTCCAAAAAATACATTTGATTCTGTATTTATGGGTTACAACTTAAAGCAAGTTTTGGATGATGTAATTCTTGCTATTTTTATTGATGAATCAGATAACGGTAAAGAAATTATACGTAACGGTATTCTTGTACCAGTAAATGCAGAAACAAAAGCGTGGCGCTTAGGTAAAGTTGTACTTGCAGGTCCTTCAGTTCGTCACGCAAAAATCGGCGACGTTATTTGCTTTCCGAATAATATGGGAGTACCTATTACAAATATTGAAGTTGATGGTTATGGTAAGGTAGGCAAAGGAATTTTTATTAACGAGCAACGTATATTCGGTATTTGCTCAACACGCAAGGAGAATGAGAATATCCCTGGGGTCGTTAAAAAATCTTCTAGAAAATAATGTTTGTGAGATAAAGTTTGCTAGAAGACGGCCGGTTGAGGGAGAACCAGCGACTAGACGAATGTTGTGTACGAATAGCGTTCAATTACTTAATAGTATAAATGGTAAAGTCTTATTAAATTACAAGCAACCAAGACGAATGCCTAAATTTAATCCTTTGAATAAAAATCTAATAATTACGTGGGATATTTTTATGCAAGATTTTAGATGTATAAACATGGAAAGTTGTGAATTAATAAAAACTATTCCTGTTGTTAATGATGAGTTTTGGAAATATTTTAATGAAAGTTTAAGATTTATGTCAGTAGCAGAAAAAGAAAGGTTTATGACCACATGACAAATATTTTAAAATTAGAAAAAGATATGTCTTCTATTTTTCAAAAACATTTAAAATTTAAAATTAATAATAAAATTTTAAAGGAAGGTAGATTAATACTTTTTTCATTCAAAGAATTTTATTTACATTTTAAATTACATATTTCGAACAATAATTTTAAATACATTGAAATACCTTACCCTTTCAACTATAGAATAGAACACAACACTATATATTTTGACTATACAAATAAATCATTCTCAAAAAATAATACTGAAATTGATTTTCTTATAAAACTTTTAAAAAGACATAAACATTCAAAATTTTACGATAATACCTTGATCATTGAAGTTTTATAATAAAATCATTAAGTGCAAAAAAAGTTAATTTCGTATTTTCCAGACGAGTATTCGCCTAGCAAGAGTCAAATTCAACTTATCAATGGTGTTGAAAAGGCTTTTGCAAAAGGAAAAAAATTTGTTATATGCTGTGCACCAACAGGCACCGGTAAAAGTTTTCTTGGCAAAACGTTAGCTAATTTAAGCTCTCACCCTACAAAATCCTATAAAGAACTTATAACCAGTTATAACGCTTTTAGACAAGATTATAACGGCAATTATACCTATGAAGCGGAAGCACGTAAAGAACCACCCTCCGGTACTTTCGTCCTCACAATAACAAAATCACTACAAGACCAATATCTTAAACTTTTTACTGATAGTAAATTATTGAAGGGAAAGACAAATTATCAATGTCAGGTAGATTTAAGCTTTGATGTTGAATCGGCACCCTGCGTTTTGGTTAATAAATTAAAAGAAGATTGTTGGGAAAAAAATTTATGCCCATACTACAATGCACGTAATATTGCACTTACAGAAAAATTTTCTATTTTAAATTATAAAATGTTTTTATCATTGCCTTCTCATGTAAAAAGAAAAAATTTTATTGTTTGTGATGAAGCCTCTGAGTTAGAAGACGAACTTGTTAAACAATTTTCTGCATTAATAGAATATGATAAGCTAAAAAATTACGGATTTGAAATTCCCGCTTTAGTAACAGAAAGCCAGCAAAAAACACGCGCATGGTTATACGATATTATATTTCAACTCGGCGAGGTTATAAATACACTTCAAAATAGATACAATAAAAAAATTACTAACCTATCTCCTATAGACAAAATTAAAATTAGATATTTAAAAAACTTGTTTAACAGCCTCACCCTTATTGAAACATTATGGGATGAATGTGAATTTATAATTGAAAAAGATATAAGACGGGTTAACTTAACACCATTAAAAATAGATAAGCTTGCCAAATATATTTTTGATTTTGGTGAAAATATTTTACTAATGTCAGCAACTATAGTAGATCATAAAAACTTCGCTAAAACTTTAGGTATAAAAGAGAGTGATTATGAATATGTTGAGGTTGAATCAACATTTGAAGCATCTAAATCACCAATTTATGTAACGTCTAAAAACAAGTTAAATTATAAAAATATTAAAACTGAATTGCCTATTATAGCTGACAAAATAAAGCAAATATGTCAATTTCATAAAGATGAGAAAGGCATAATACATACACATACTATGGAAATAACAGAGTATTTAAAAAATCGGTTTATATCTGAGAATAGGTTTTTATACAGAGATATTAGTTCTAAGAATGAAGATATATTAAGAGAGCATACAAACAAAGCTGATCCTACTATCTTGGTTTCGCCTTCATTAGGTTTAGGTATAGATTTAAAAGATGATTTAGCAAGATTTCAAATTATTGTAAAATTACCATATTTGCCGTTATCATCAAAAAGAATTAAAAAGCTATTTGATATAGATAAAAGCTGGTATATTGATAAGATGTTAAATGCGCTCGTCCAATCATGTGGGCGCGCAACTCGTAGTAAAAATGATTATTCTACGACTTATATATTAGACGGTAATATTGTAGATGTTATAAAGAAATACAAGGAAAAATTACCTAAATATTTTGTTGATCGCTTCGTTTAACAATATAAATACCTTATATGGGTCAAATAGGTTTAAATGGGCAGGCTTTAGCGCTACACAATATAAATACAAACGGGTTTATATATAGAACGGGGGATAGCACCTTTACAAGAGCTACTACAGGCGCAACAACAGCTAATAATTTACCTATTTTTAGCGATGTGCCTGGTAGTAGTACTGCAGCAGGTACACCCGGTATGATGGCGTTTGACGCCAACGGTACCTTTATGTATGTGTGTACCGGCGCAAATCTTTGGGCTAGAGTAGCTCTACAAGCATATTAATTAAAAATTTATATAATAAGATATAAATATTATTATGGCACTACGTCTTTTAGTCGAAACTCCTTCTCCAGAAGAATTCGAATATATTTTGGAAGATAAAAATTCTAAAGGACCTTCAAATTTATTCATAAAAGGCCCCTATATGATGGCAGAGGGTGTTAATAAAAATAATAGAATTTATGATTTGAAGGAAATGTCGCGAGAAGTTGGTAGATATACAGATGAATTTATAAAAACAAATAGAGCCATGGGTGAACTTAATCACCCTACTGCTGCAGATGTAAATTTAGAGAGAGCATGTCATTTAGTTACAGAGCTAAAACAAGAGGGTAATATTTTTTATGGCACATCAAAAGTTCTTTCAACACCAATGGGTATGATAGTGAGAGCTTTAATACAAGATGGGGTAAAAGTTGGTATGTCATCTCGGGCTCTCGGTAAGCTAGAAGAGCAAGATAATGGTGTTAATAGAGTAACTGAAATGAGATTAGTTGCTATTGATTGTGTTGCAGATCCATCGTTTTCTAAAGCTTTTGTAAATGGAATTCTAGAATCTAAGCAATTTGTTGTCAATCAAGATGGCAGATATGAAGAAATTTATGATGAGTTTTCTAGCAAGATTTCCAGACTACCTAAAAGAGATTTAGAGTCGTTTTTAAAAGAACAAATTTCAACGTTCTTTAAAAAAATGACACTTAACAAATAAATATTAATATGCAGAATACAGACAAGACTAAATTAGAAATTAGCAAATTTGTTAAAGCAATTTCTGAAAAAAATTATGCCGCGGCTAATAAATATTTAAAGAACGCAATTCACGAGAAATTAAAGCAAAAAATTTCTCAAGTTGCAAAATAAACAACTTATGAAAGAAGTAAAAGATGTACTAAAGAGCGCAGCAAAGGATATCCTTACAGAGGAAACCTTAAACGAGCTACAAAATATTTTTAACGAAGCAGTTTCCGAAAAAGTAAAATTACATGTTGAAAAGGCTCTTCTTGAACAAGATGAAGATTATTCAACAAAACTAGAAAAGCTTGTAAATGCTCTTGATGCAGATCATACTGAAAAATTGACTAAAGTTTATGAAGCAGTAATTGCAGATCATACTGCAAAATTGCAACAAGTTGTAAGCAAATATGAAAATCATTACAACAAAGACGCAGACGGATTTAAAAATGGTTTAATTGAAAATATTTCCAATTACTTGGAACTTTATATTGATGAAGTAATACCTGCTTCAGCAATTAATGAGGCTGCAAAGAATAAGCGCGCTGCGAATATTCTAGAGCAACTAAAGAACATTCTCGCTGTCAACGAAGCTGTTGTTAACGATTCAATTCGTGAGGCAATCGTTGATGGTAAGAAGCAAATCGATGAAGCTAATAAAAAGCTTGAAGCCGTTCTCGCTGAGAACAAGGAATTGAAGTCTAGGATCGAAAAGATCGATGCAAATAATTTTGTTGCAGAAAAGACTTCAGATATGAAGCCTGAAGTAGTTGAAAAAGTTTTCAAACTACTAAAGGGTAAAGATCCAAAGTTTGTTAAAGAAAACTTTGATTATACTGTTAAAATGTTTGAAAAAACAGAGAGCGAGCGGCTTGAAACTCTAGCTTCAGAAGCAGTAAACGAATCACAAGCTGTTGAAGTTGATCGTCCAGTAATTGAAGAATCAACTAAACAAGTAGTAGAAGAAAATGTTGAGACAGATTCATCTGCTGCCTTCTATCTAAAAGAACTTAGCAAGTACTAAAGAGTTTCTTGAGGCATTTGCCTGAAAAGAATTAAATTGGTCGACTTTTTGTTTTGTGGAGAAACTTATTCTATATGAAAAAAGTTGTACGTCCTTCGCAGTCATACATTGACGAATCAAGAGCATCAGCCCTTCTTGAGAAGTGGAGTCCAGTATTGGATTACACATCCAAGAACGTAACTGCTATTGAAGACGATCACACTCGCTTAAACACAGCCATTCTCTTGGAAAACCAAGAACAATGGTGTTTGCGTGAAGCGGGTCCAAACGCTGTCCCAGGTTTTCCTAACCAGGCCGGTGCTAATGCTGGAGCTACTAATTCTTCAGGCGGCGGTTCCCTAGGTTACTTCGGAACTTCCAACTGGCAGAATAACCCAGCAGGCACACCAGGTACAGATACCTACGCAGCAGGTGATTACCGTCTTCCTAAGATCTTGATTCCGATGATTCGTCGTACGTTCCCAGAACTTATCTCTAATGAAATCGTTGGCGTACAGCCAATGTCCGGCCCAGTAGGGTTGGCATTTGCTCTACGTTATCGCTATGAAAACACAGCACTTGGTAACGGTGTAGATGGTCAACCATCAGCAACCGGTACTACAGAAGGCACTGACTATGGTGCACCAAACGCCGCTGGAACAAATGATCAGGAATTGGGTTACCAACTCCTAGATACTCGTTTCACTGGCACTTCATCCGCTGGTCTTTCCGGCATGGGCAACTCATCGTTGTTTGATGTTATCGGCCAAGATCAAGGCGTTGCAAGAATTCTCAAGAACTTCGAATTGACAGGTCAAATTCCTCAGATCGTTGTTTCTTTCGAGAAGACAGCAGTTGAAGCAGGCACACGTAGATTAGCAGCTCGCTGGTCCGTAGAATTAGAGCAAGACCTTAAGAACATGAACGGTATTGACATCGACACCGAGTTGACAAATGCTATGAGCTATGAGCTTCAAGCAGAAATCGACCGTGAGATGATCATCCGCATGATCCAGGTTGCTCTAAATGCTGGTGCAAATACAGGTTATTCTGTATGGAGCCCAGCTTCTGCAGACGGCCGTTGGCTTGTTGAGCGTAATCGCGACTTCTATCAGAGACTAATTATCGAAGCTAACCGTATTGCTGTTCGTAATCGTCGTGGTGCTACCAACTTTGTTGTTGCCACCCCACGCGTTTGCGCTATCCTCGAAATGCTCCCTGAATTCCAGTGGGTACCAGTACAGGGTAATGTAAATACACAGCCAGTTGGTGTAGCTAAGGTAGGTTCATTGGGCGGACGCTTTAACGTATATCGTGACACACGTACTGAGGCACAGTTTCAAACCGGTCTTCGTACCGCTCAGCTCGAGTATGCCCTATTGGGTTACAAGGGTCCTGAGTTCTACGATACAGGTATTATCTATTGCCCATACATTCCTGTCATGGTACAACGTACAATTGGTCCAAACGATTTCGCTCCCCGTGTTGGTCTCTTGACCCGCTACGGTGTTGTCGACAACATCTTTGGTGCCAACTTGTACTATCACGTTATCATCGTCTCAGGTCTAGGCGTAGCCTTTACCCCTGGTACTCAATCTGTTTACTTCTAATTAGAAGTGATAGAACGTGTATAAAAAGAAAGTATTTTCACCTAGTAAGTCCTAGGAAATTTAAAAAAGGGCATCTTGCGGTGCCCTTTTTTTTTGCAAAAAAATAAAAAAAGAAGAATAAATAATTACATGGCAATTCCATCAACAGGTTCATACGTTTTCAGCAATATTGTTGCAAATCCTAACGCAACAAACCCAATATCTTTAAACTTAACACTTAATAATAATGGTGTTTCTGCTAATGCAGGTAATCTTGGTAGTGTTAAAGCTATTCTCTTTAATGCAGTAGATCCTCTTGCAGGTACTCAAACAGAAAAAGAATTTATTATAAATGGTGTAACAACTAAAGTTTTAATTGATGCAAATTATGATACTACAAATTTCGGTCTACTCCTATCAAATGGTACATCGTTTATTGTAACGCTTGATGATGCAACAACACAACAAACACAATCTGCGTTTAATGGCTTCGATACAGTAAGCCCTGAAAAACTCAGAAAGTGGGGGTTGGAAGTTGGCGGTTTCTAATTACTGTCTAACAGTCTTGGTAAAATACTTAAACTCATCAATAAGAGCTTTATCTAATAAATCATAGCGGCTAGCTCTTGTTGGATTAATATCAATACCGCCCCGTCTTACATAAAGACAGCTCACTACTAGTTCTTCAGGATTAAATTTCCGAAACAATCTCATATATATAGTTTCGCAAATTTCTTCATGGAAATGACACTCATCCCTAAATGAAACAATGTACTGAAGTAATGAGGTTTGATTAATTTCGTATTTACCTTTGTAATGAATATACACATCACCCCAATCAGGCTGTGATGTCACTCTGCAATTACTCTTTAATAAAGCAGAGTGAAATCTTTGAACCTTTGATTCAGGAATTTCGATACCGCTTAAAATACTAGGTGTCTCTACATATGAGAGCGCTTTAATCATAGTTACATCTATATTGTTTTCTAATGTGGGATAATCCTTATTTGCAAATACTGGTGGATAGTACAACTCGTCCTCAATCGCTTTTGTTGAACGCACATAAACTTTAACTGTAGTTTCAAGCAGTTTAGATAAATCACGCGCAATAGTATCCTGTAATTCCATTAATACGCTAATAATATTGCCTTTAAATGTTTGCATGTTAAAAGAATTCATATATAGTTTAATAGACTTTGATTCAACTATATATTTGCTCTTGCAAGGGTATACAATTTTTGCAATTGCCGCAACTGGCATACCCTCACTTGTTAAGCATGAAACTTCATACGCATTCCAAATATCAAACCCACCAAAAGGTGCATTTTCATCATTAATATCTAAATGCTTTCTATTATTAATTCTCGGTTCACGGACTAGGAGTGAAGGATCGTA